ATCCTTGTATTAATTTATTTAAAGCTTTGTAAGTATAAGCACGCTTGATGCCTGGTCCATATTCCTGGCGAGCTTGATCAAATGGTAGTGCTTTGTGTATACCAAACTGATTAGGTTCCCATAAATGAAATCTACATAATCGACCTAGTAGTGTTCGTATCTGTCCTCTTTGCTGTGCTCTGTTAGACACAGAATTCATTAAACTTTTTACAAAGGGTACACGTTGATGATAAATATTAAATAATTCTTCAGCTTTATCTTTTGATACTCCAAGTTCTGCCTGTAGTTTAGCTTTACCCATACCATAAAATAACCCAAGATTAATTGTTTTAGCTTGTGATCTTGGTATATCAGCCATCTTTGCAACAATAGTATGAAAGTCTGCGTCACCATCTTCATAAGAATCTTTGACGCCAAAGACACTTGCGTCTTGATCAAGGGATGCATAATGAACTACTAGTCTTGGTTCTTGTTGACTGTAGTCAAAGCATCCCCACTCGCAACCAGACTCAGGTATAAAGAGGGATCGGATCAATGGACCTAAGTCTTTGTTGCGAGCAGGAATTTGTTGTAGGTTAGGATTTGAATATGAAAATCTACCAGTAACTGTACCACCACTATCAGATCTAATTTGATTTATATCTGCATGAATCCTACCATTATGTTCGTGTTTTATAATCGTATCTATAAATGTTGTGTGAGCCTTGTTTATTTCTCTAGCTTTTGATATACATTGAACTAAAGGATGAGTATGAGAAGAGAGAAAATTTTTAGTAAATGAAGGAGCCTGTGTTTTTAATGTTCGTTCGTAAGGTAAATTTAATTTATCAAAAACTTTCGCAATCGATCTTGCTGCCCATATTTGAGTATCTATTCCTGTTTCTTTTTCTACTTTTAACAGGAGTTCTTTTTCTTCTAATGCTAATTGGTTCTTCATTATATGAGCTTTTTCAACGTCCACTCTCACCCCAAGAAATCTCATGTCAATCAAACAAGGAAACAAATCTGTTTCAAGATTAAAAATTGATTCTAAATCTTGCTCTAATATTTCTCTTTGCATAATTTTCCAAAGTCCTAAAGTAAGTTCTGCATCTCGTTCAGCATAATTACCAACATACATTGCAGGTAGTTTCCACATGTCTGCTTTTGGATCTACACCCCATTCTTTTGCAGCGTTAACTAATTCAGTTTCATTTTTACCTTGGTTTAAATAATCCCAACCTAAAGATCCAAGATCATATCTAAATCTATTTTCATTTACT